CAATTGGCGTTCCCGAAAAAAATATTTACAAAAACGACCCGTTTGGATATGGCCGCATGTTTTGAAAATTTCATTGGGATCCGTTGTGTTTCCCAAACCACCCCGAAATCGGGGTTGTTCATTGACGATTTGGAGGGAATCAATTTAAGATTCGCCGCAGACATGGCGGATTCGGGTTTTTCGTCGGGCGTCCAATTGATCGAATCGAAAATCCGATTCGCCACCCAATTGGTGTTGAACGACATCGCCCGTTTTACCATTCCATTTTTTCGAATGAATTCAATCGTGGACGAATTGGCCGTTGGCGAATTCCAATCCACATTTTTGACACCCGATCCAAGCGATCGAGGCGTTCGGATCATGACCCGCGAATCCCGATTGTTGCGCGTTCGCGTTCAATCGGTGAAAATTCGGATCGTTGAACCAAATTTCATTGGCCAAATCAAAATTGTGGACGGGACCCAGGTCGCGACATTTGATTTTGAAACCGACGCCAATGGAAACGCCGAGGTGTTCCCGAATTATTTGTCGGAAACGGCGGAAATTTATGTTGTCACCGACAACACGGCGATCACACCAAACAACACCGTTGTCAAAGGTGGTTGTTCATGTTCGTCAAAAAAATCGGAATTCATGATCGCCAACGGTTGGAATGGTTTGTCAACCACCACAACGTCGTTCGGGTTGATCGTGAACGCCAACGCCGAATGTTCAACCGACGAAATCGGTTGTGTGTTGGCCCAAAAAATTCGTTTCGCGGTGTTGTATCGTGCGGGGATTGAAATAATAAAGGAAGCGATCACAACCGACCGTTTGAATTCGGTGACGTTGTTGGATTCCGACAAATGTGAATTTTTGTTGGGGGAATTCGAACGTCAATACAAACAACAATTTGAAACCACCGTCCAAACATTGCCCGAATTGTTTTCAAGGATCGACGACATTTGTGTCGTTTGCAATCAATCGCGGTATGTGTACGGGACGCCATAAACAACACGATTATGAAATGTAATTGCAACAAGCCAAGCCGACCCGCGTCACGTCCCGTTTCACGTCCAACGTCGAAACCACGTCCAAGGTATTGAACAACAAAACAAAATCGATCATGGAATCGTATCACACAAACACACCCAGGATTCAAACCGAATTGTTCGAAATATTCGAATCGGTGTGTTCATTGAAATTAAAAATGAAAACATTGTTCTTTGCCGTTGTTGGAGGATTCACCATTGGGGGATTGTCCGCGTTGATCGACGATTGGATTTTTTCCCCGTCGGTGTCTTATTTTGCGTTGATTGGTTTGATTTGCGCGGATCATGTCACGGGTGTTTCGTTGGCATGGCGTCACAATCGATTCGAAACAAAAAAAGCGTTGCGAATATTTTGGACGATATTGTCCCACACGGGGTTGTTGGTGTTCGCCACCAATTTGTCCAAAGGATCCGCCGCGTTGTTTTGGTTGAACGAGGGCGTTTTCGTTCCGTTGGTGATCGTGAATTTGTTGTCGTTGATCAAAAATTTGTCATTGTTGGGTTGGATCAAACGAGGGATCGCAGAATTTTTTTATCGCAAAATCGACACATACAAAAACCAATTCATTGAAAAAAATGAAATCCCGAATTGAATGGATCGGATTGGCGATCATGATCATGACCATGTCGTCATGTATCACGGCGGAACGTTGTCATGATCGGTTCCCGTGTCCAACACGGACCGAGGTGAAAACCGTGATCCGTGACACCACAATCGTGACCAACCGAACATCGTTCGACACCATTGTCCGTTGGTCGTCCCGTGACACCATTTTCGTCAAAGATCAAAAAACCAACATCGAAACAAAAATTGTTTGGTTGCCAGGGGATTCGGTGTTTGTGAAAACAACATGTCCGCCCGACACGATCCGCGTCGAAAAAATTATTCAAACGTCCGTGACCACAATGGAACCCGAACCGTCGAACATGTTACCATGGAAATGGTGGATTTGGACCGTGTTGGGAATTGTTGCGTTGATCGCGGCGGGTTATTTTGTCAAATCAATCAAACCAACCAAACCATGACGCCCGACGAATTCAAAAAAAACATTGACCAAGCGGTCCGCGCGGCGTCGTCCAACCAAGTGACATTTTTGTTTTTGGGTGCGAAATTGTTGGAGGGTGAAATGAAACAACGGATTTTCAACGACGGCGTTGGATCCAATGGATCAAAAATTGGAAAATACAAATCCAAATCATGGATCACCAAGCGATCGGAAAACGGTCGCCAAACCAACACCGTGGATTTGGAATTCACGGGTGATTTGAGGAATTCAATCAAACCCGTCAAATCGGGCCGTGACGTTTTTTTGGTTGTCGTGAACGATCGCGATTTCGCAAAAGCAAAAGGCCAGGAGGACCGCAGAAAAAAGGAAATTTTCACCCCGACGTCGTCCGAACGTGAATCCGTTGAAAAATACATCACGGATTTGTTCATGGAGGATTTCACAAAATTCATTTGATCATGTTGAACATTGTCAAAATATTAGCGGATTCAATCCACCAATGGATCCCCGAAATGAAAAAATCGGTGTATTTGGCCACCATTGACGACGACGGTCGTGTGTTGATCAAAAACGAAAACGAAAACGAATATTCGTTCGCGGGTGTTCATGATCACGACGATTTGTATTTTTATTTGAGGTTTCGAAACGACGGTCGGATCCAATTTTCGGAATCACCAAACAACAAACGGTTCACGGCGTTCCAACAATTTTTTCGGATCAAATACCAATTGACCGTTGTCGCATGTGTTCGCGGTGTCGAACCCCATTGTTTGGAGGAACGTTTGCGATTTGCGATCATGACGGCGTCGTTGCCGTCCACCGCAACATTCACGAATGTTTTCGTTGAACCCGTGGAATCATGGATCGATCCGATCGCCGTTGTCAAAAGGGAATCACCAAACAAAAACAAACCATTCGACAAAAAATTGACGTTTGTGGCGTTCGATTTTGATTTGATTGGTGATCGCGACATGACGTTGGAGGAATATTGTGACACCCTAAACATCGGAGGAAATTGTCCATGATCCAACGGATCAAATATTGGTTCCAATGGATCGCAGAGGTTCAACAAGCGGTGAACGAAATCCGATCCAAATCGCCATTCGGAAAATTTTGACGTATATTTGAAAAAAACATTTTGATCATGAATTGCGGTTGTGTCAAACATTTAGGTTGTTTCGTTCCAAACGACACCATTGATTTCGGGTTGGTTGCGCCATGTGACGCGACAATCACGTTTGAAATTTTCAATTCGAACGGATCGTTTCAAACCATTGACGTGGAATTTGAAACGGGTGATCCGTTGACATTGCCGTTCACGTTCAACGAGAACGCCGACACCATTATCAAAATCCGCGTTCCCGATTGTGCGGCGGTCCCAGGTTGGGGATATTTTACCACCAACGACGGCGCGTGTTCATGGTCGGTTTCGGGAATGATCCCACATTGTTAATTTCAAAACCCAAATAAAAATGAACAACAACAAAATCGTCAATTCGATCAACACGACATTTTTGGTCGGGATCGGAATCATGATCGGATTCATGGTCGCCAATTTGATCACAATCCCCACACAATTCACCATGGTTTCATGGGCCGCGATCGTTGCGATCACCGCCGCCATGGTTTCAATTTTCATTGATTTCGTCATTCAGCCAGGACAAATATTTGGTTTTTGGACCAAATTTTTGAATTGGTTCAATCACCCGAAAAATCCATTCCGTTCCATGTACAAACCATTGGGCGGGTGTTTATATTGTATGAATGTTTGGGTCACGTTTGCGTCGTTTATATTGGCCAAAAACGGGATTGGAATGTCGTGGTGGTATTTGATCCCCACGGCGGCCATTTCACACGTTGTTTTGGCGATCATGGAACGCAAGGTGAACGCATAAAGAAAAACCCCGATTGGGTGTTTGGTTGATAAATTAGTTTAAGTTAAAGCAAAACAACGGGGGCCAACGGGTTCCCGTTTATTTTGTCCACGATTAACAAACCAATGTTGAAAATAATTCAACAAAAATTTGTTGGAATGGATTTTTGGAGTAATTTAGCCACATGAATCAAAACAACAACAACATGGAATCAATCAAAATTTTGAAATGTGCGGAACAAGGTGACAACACATTCATGGTTTTCACACGTCACAAAAACGGATCAACAAACAAAATTGGTCAATTCAACAACATGCAATCCGCGAAAAATTGCGCGTTTGGCAGAGTTGAAAAAATTCAATTGTGGGGAAACATGACATCGATCGTTGACATTTTGATCGAGGGCAAATTCAAAAAATCAAAATAAACAACATGAACATGATCAAAATCC